CTGCGGAGGGGCAGGGACTTGATTACAGCGCATTTTGCGTGGTCGATTGCACAAGCGCCCCATACAAAGTTGTTGCCAAATACTACAACAACAAAATATCACCAATGTTGTTTCCAAACATCATACTGAATGTAGGGGCGCAATACAACATGGCCCACATCCTTGCAGAAACCAATTCCATAGGCATGCAGGTCGTAGAAATCCTTCACAATGACCTTGAGTATGAAAACATATTCTCTACAACAAACCTTGGCAGGGGTGGACAAAGAATATCATCGGGGTTTAAAAAGAATTCCAAATTGGGGGTTAAGATGACCTCACAGATTAAGTCTATAGGATGTTCTAATCTGAAAAGTCTTTTGGAAAATAACAAACTCATCATAGAAGATTTTGATATAATCAGTGAGCTTACGTCTTTTGTGGCAACGGGATCTTCTTTTGCAGCAGAGCCTGGGTGTCATGATGACTTGTCTATGTGTCTGGTTCTATTTTCATGGCTAACAACCCAGCCGTCGTTTAAGGAACTTACAGACGTCGACGTGAGGAAGCGCATTTTTGATGAAAAACAGGAAAGCCTCAATGAGCAGGTTCTCCCATTTGGGATTATAGAAGATGGCAGCTCCACGGGAAAGGCGTTCAAGGACAAAGAAGGCACCCTTTGGGAGGCGGCGGATCGTCCTAGAGGATACTTTGACTCCAGTGGTTTTTATTGGGAAAGTGATTTACAAGACTTTGATGAAGAATTCTAGCACCTTACCTTAAAAATCCACAAAACACAAAATTTATAAATAATCAGTAACAGATTTGCTATACAACCTTCAAGATGCCTGTAGTGCTAACTCGATGTTAATCAAGGAGAAAAGACATGGGATTTCAGATATCACCCGGCGTACAATTTACTGAAAAAGACCTTACCGGTATTATTCCATCGGTTTCCACAACCGATGGTGCGTATTGTGGACCGTTTGTTTGGGGTCCTCTGAACGAGATTACCCTAGTCGGAACAGAAAAAGACCTTGTAGAAAAGTTTGGAACTCCTGAGGTTGATACCGCAACATCATTTTTTACCTGCGCAAACTTTCTTGCGTATGGAGATAAGCTTCGTGTTGTTCGTGCTGCTGATACCAATTCGCGGCTTTCAAAAAATCTAGTTGTATCTTCTATCAATGGCATCACGCAGAAAATTAAGTTTACTGGAACGGATCCTCTTAAGGCAACTACGGCGTTTCCATACAGAGTCATGAAGAATGATATTATTCTTAGTGGCGTTGAGGGTGTGGAGGACTTAATTATAATTGAAGTTGAGGAAGACTCACTTGGCAATTTGAATACGGTTCAGGTTAGCTCAGACACACCAATTCCAGAAGATTGGGAACCAGCTTCTCTTACACTCAAAGTTTATGCAGGCGCTCTTAACGCAACTGCCGAGGAGAGAACTGGAAATCGTGAGCCAGGAATCGGCGCACTCATTAAGAACGACGCAGACTATGTTAAAAATTATGAGGCAGGATCACAGAATCTTGGACCTTTTGCTGCAAAATTTGCAGGAGATCTTGGAAACAGCATCAAGGTGTCTGTTTGTGGAAGCGCCAAGGCGTTTAGGGACAGCATAGTTGGGCTAATTTCAGAAACCGCAGGGGACGAAGAGGAACTTACCGCAACCGCAGCGGCTGGGGGGCCTAGTCCTAAGTTTACCAAGCAGATGTTGGTTGGCTCAATTATTGTAAACCCTCTTACCGGAGAAGAGAGGCAGGTTGTTTCAATTCAAAGTGATAGCATATTGAGAATAGATTCGCCATTTTCATATATGCAAGGCGATGTCAGAAAGGGTGTTATTAGTAGTGTCTCATATCTTGAGGCAAAATGGGAGTTTGCGGACGCATTTACAAGTTCTCCCGGAACCACAGAAGACATGAAGAAAACTGGGGGCTCTAATGATGAGGCTCATGTTGTTGTAGTAGATGCCAACGGAAGGTTTACTGGAATTCCAGGACTTGTTCTTGAGCGATACGAATATGTGTCAAAGTGCTCCAACTCGAAGACCGAAGATGGCTCCACAAACTACTACAAAGAGGTTGTGAATCGTAAGTCTAAGTATGTGCGCTGGACAGATCATGTAACATTCCAGGGAATTTCTAAGGACGCTGCTGAGTCTGATTGGGGCTCCGCTAAGACTGGCGTAAACCAGACCTTTTTTAGCCCATCTGTGCCCGCAACATTTAATCTTGCTGGTGGTAGAAGTGCAAACAAGGCAGCAGGACTCACCGACGACCGCCTGAATGGATACCTTTTGTTTCAGGATGCCGACAGAGTGGATGTTTCGCTTGTTATGTTGGGAGAGGCAGATGCAACTCTGGCTCGCGAAGTTGTTGAGAGAATATGCCACTATAGATTGGATTGTGTTGCTTTTGTTTCTCCAAGCAGAGAGGCTGTGGTTGGTCGCACCGACGGCAAGGAAGCTGCTATGGCAATTGCATTTAGAAATGAGATGAACATATCGTCGTCATATGCTGTTATGGACAGCGGCTGGAAGCTTCAGTATGACAAGTACAACGATGCTAAGTGGTGGGTTCCACTCAATGGTGATGTTGCGGGACTCTGCGTATACACAGACACGAAAAACGATCCTTGGTGGTCTCCTGCGGGATTCAATAGAGGGCAGATCAAGAGTGTTATGCAGCTTGCATACAATCCATATAAGGCGGAGAGAGATGACCTGTACAAGGCTGGAATCAATCCAGTAATTGCACAGCCGGGGGAGGGAACTGTTCTTTATGGAGATAAGACCCTTCTTGCCAGACCAAGCGCGTTTGACAGAATCAACGTGCGGCGTCTCTTTATTGTCCTTGAGAAGGCAATTTCTCGTGCGGCTAAGTACTTCCTCTTTGAGTTCAACGACGAGTTTACTCGTCAGCAGTTCCGAAGTCAGGTAGAGCCATTCCTTCGAGATGTGCAGTCTCGTAGGGGACTTTATGACTTTAGAGTGGTTTGTGATAGAACCAATAATACGCCGGAAGTTATTGATGGCAATCAGTTTGTTGGTGACATATACATCAAGCCAGCTAGATCAATCAACTTCATTCAACTGAACTTCGTCGCCGTAAGAACGGGCGTGGAATTCTCTGAAATTGTTGGAAAAGTATAACTAAATAGTTTAACAGGAGATTCTAACCATGCCATTCAAAATTAACGATTTTAAAAAGAATCTGACATACGGTGGTGCAAGACCTTCTCTATTTCAAGTAGAGATGACTCTTCCAGATAAACTTGGTGATGCAGTAAACAATGGAATAGACGGAAGGGGGTTGACTGGAGTTGAAGAAAAGCTTACATTTTTGTGTAAGGCAACTTCTATTCCAGCTTCAAAAATTGCCACTATTGACATCCCATATTTTGGAAGAGACGTAAAAGTTGCTGGAAAAAGAACTTTTGCTACCTGGGAAATTGTGGTCATAAACGATGAGGATTTCTTGATTCGCAAGGCATTTGAGCATTGGCTTGCTGCAATCAATGGGCATGGAACAAACGTGAGAAATTCTGGCGTCAATGCTGCGCCTAGCTCGTATGAATCAACTGCTTATGTAAAGCAGTTTAGCAAAGGTCCCGTAGAATCTGCAATTCGTTCATATAAGTTCGTCAATATATTCCCCACAGAAGTTAGCGCCATCGAGCTTGATTGGGGTGGGCAAGATTCCATAGAAGAGTTTAAGGTGACCTTTGATTATGATTGGTGGGAGATTGATTCCTCGGGTGATATTTCGCCTCCTGAGGGGAATGGGATGGCCTAATTTGGTCGACTAAATATCATTAGAGCTGAGTGTGGGGTCTTAGTGCCCCACAATTTTTATGTATTGTGGATTGAAGGGGTATCATGGATTTTAACTTCTTTGGGTGGAACCTCAAGCGCACCAAAAAACAAGAAGACATCAAAAAGTCAGACTCGTTTGTTCTTCCAAATAACGATGATGGTGCAGTAACCGTAGAAGGGGTTGCTGGTGCATACGGCGCGTATATAGACTTTGACGCGACAGTAAAAAACGAGTTTGAGTTGGTTACGCGATATCGAGAACTATCTCTTCTTCCTGAAGTTGACTTTGCTATAGATGACATAATCAATGAGATGATTGTGCTTGATGGAGAAGAAGAGGCGCTTCAACTAAACCTATCTTCTGTGAAAGCATCTGCTGCAGTAAAAAAGGCAATTCAAGAAGAATTTGACACCATACTATCCCTGCTTGACTGGAACAATCAAGCTTACGAACTTGCAAAAAAGTGGTACGTTGATGGTAGGCTGTTTCATCACATTATTCTTGATGATAATAGCCCAGCCAAAGGCATACAAGAACTTCGTTACATAGACCCAAGACAGATAAGAAAGGTTCGAGAAATTGAAAAAGACATTGATCAGGACACCGGAATTGAATTAGTAAAAGTTAAAAGCGAATACTACGTTTATAACTCAAGAGGAATCACATACAATACATCAACATCATATTCGTCAATTGGGACGGTTGGTGGAGTAAAAATTAGACCCGACTGTGTTTGTTATGCACACTCTGGTATTGTGGACAAATATAGTGCGTCGGTTCTGTCAAATCTTCACAAAGCAATTAAACCCATCAATCAGCTAAAAATGATGGAAGATGCAATGGTAATCTACCGTATTGCAAGAGCACCAGAGCGCAGAATTTTTTATGTTGATGTAGGAAATTTGCCAAAATCAAAGGCAGACGATTATCTTCGCAGCGTTATGCAGAAATATAGAAATCGTCTTCAATACAACATTGAGACTGGAGAACTGAAAGACGAGCGGCGATTTATGTCCATGCTTGAGGACTACTGGCTTCCACGGCGGGAGGGGTCGCAAGGTACCTCAATTGAAACTCTTCCTGGTGGAGAAAACCTTGGAGAGATGGCAGACGTAGAATATTTTCAAAAGGCGGTATACCGCGCACTGAATGTTCCTATTTCTAGGCTCGATTCATCTAATGGATTTCAATTGGGTAAGGCAGCCGAGATTACTAGAGATGAAATCAAATTTTCAAAATTCATCACAAGACTTCGATTGAGATTTACTCAAATATTTGATGACCTGTTAAAAACGCAGCTTATTTTAAAGAAAGTCATCAATCCCGACGAGTGGCAGAGCATCAAGAACGCCATCAAGTATAGGTTTAACTCAGACAATCACTTTGCTGAATT